CTATCGCCGCGCCCACTGCCACAATCGGACCGATCGCCGCCATCATCGCCGTTCCCAGCGTTCCCGTTGTGACCGCCGCTGTACCTTCTGCCGCCGATGCGATTCCAAGAGCACCGGAAAATAAGCCCCACAATCCCGTCGCCACACTGACAAGTCCACTTACCAGACTCACAGCCGTTCCGACTGCACTGATCACCGGACCTAATATCACCGCCGCGCCCGCCATCAATACCAGTTGATTTGTAAGTTCTGGATTTTGTTGCATCCATGCCAGCACACCATCTAATGCCGGGAGCAAGGCATTGTCAATTAATGAGATAATCACCGGCGTCAACTGATCGCCAACCGTGATTGCTGTCTGTTGCAATTTTGATCCCAATAAATTCCATGACGACGTTTGCCCCTGAATCGCTACTGCTGCATCTGTCGCTCCTGTAATTCCCACCTGGAATTTCTCGTTAAATGCCGTGAATCCTTCAGTTGATAGAGCCGTTGCACCCTGTAACGCCTCTTGACTGGTGATCAATCCGGCGAAGGTCCCGTTATTATATTGTTTTAAGGCATCATAGGACCCGGCAAGTCCCAGAGAGTTGATCATAGCTTCACCGGTATCATAACCCAGTGCATTAATCGCCTTCTGCACATCGGCAGTAGGATTGAGCAGACTTGTCATCATTGATTTCAAGAAGGTCGCACTCTGTGATGCACTGAATCCCTGCGTTGTCAGATAAGCCATTTGTCCGCCAACCGCCTCAATCCCGATACCAAGGCTAGATGCCAGTCCGGTTACTTGCGGCATTGCAGACGCCAGATCATCCATCGTCAACACGCCCATACCAACCGTTCGTGTGAACACATCGGATACATGCGCCGCATCATCGGCAGAGAATTTATAACTGTTCATCGTCGAAATAAGAGCCGATGTTGTAGCGGTTAAATCGGCTTGCCCCGCGTCAGCCGTCCTTACCGCCGCGTCTAGAATCGCCATATGTGTACTGGCATCAGACACACCGGATACAATACTATAAAACGCATCGGCTACCGCTTGCGGTCCCTGTCGTGTACTGCCGCCATATTCAAGTAATTTTTGGCGTAGATCATCCGCCGCTGTGCCGGTGATACCTAAAATCGCATCGATGTTCGCCATCGATGAATTGAAGTTCTTGGACGCATTGACCGCTATTGCTAACCCTGCCGCGATCGGCACCGTTGCCACCGTCATCTTATTGCCGAAATTGGAAATATTCTGACCTGCCGCTTTGAGGTTAGAACTAAAGCTCTTTGTGTCGCTTTTCGCTTTATTCATGCCGTCCTTGAAACTCTTGTCATCAAGTTTCAACAGAGCTAGCAATTCACTAACGACTGTTGCCATGATTACCGCCTAAATAATTTCGCTAATTCCACCGCAATCAATTTCGCCTGTCCTTGTGCATCCGCGTACTTTTGCACCTGTGCTAATTCCAATATGTCCATCGCGTCAAATAGATTCATGTCTTCGATTTGTTCGGGTGGTATTCCGAGCATCAACAGCTTGACAAAATGGATTCGCTCAATCTCGCCACTGTCAAAATTGACGAATCCCGGTGTATCTAATGATTCGCGGTACCACCCCGCAAGTTTTTTGAGTCGTTCGCCCGTGCCAGTGTCACACCCTGCACCAGATCGCTTGTATGGATGTCGAGCACATAATCCAGCAGGTTTTCAGGATTACTCCAGTCGATTTCCGCCGGTGCATCCGCCGTCAACCATTCACGCGGGATGTCCTGAATCACCATTGCCAGCAAGACATTGCGTTCATCGATCAATTCGTTGATCCGACTGCCCGCCTCCATCCGCCCAACTCGTAAAGTCGCCTGTTCATCTTCCGTCAGATCATCACGTTCGGGAGCCGTCGCCACCGTTACCGCTTGCTGTAGTTCAGCGTCAATCTTGAACCACCGGCTACCCCACCGTCGCGATACCTGCGAAAAGTCGCAAACGACTTCCGGCGAAACTTCCATCGTCTTTCCATTTTTAGACATCTCGTCATAAGCACCTTTCTCTAGACCCAATTAATTCCCGTGATGGCTAGAATGTATCGCCATCGACCGGACGTGCTGTCGGAGTATCGCTCGCCATGAATGTTACCTCGAACTTTTGCAGAGGTTTTTGAATACCTGCATTCGGTCCGCTGATTGCGCTCACGCGCATATTGCAAGCAAATTTCGGTTCGCCGGTGGCATTGCCACTCGGACCGTAAATCACCGCGAATTCATCACCCGGCTTGATCTTTGCCATCGCCGTCGTCCGCGTTGCATCATCATGCACCAGTCCCAGTTTAAGCGTATAGTCGTTTAAACCGGATAGCCGCTGTTTGGTCGCTTGACCGGCTCCCGCTGTCGATTCCACCAGATCATTTGTCTGATCGAATACAATTTCATCGGTATAGATAGCCGATACATCCAAGCCACCCAGGCTTAAAAATACGTCGTTCGTGTTAATTGAAGTCACTTTTATCCTCCATGCGAATCATAAACTCATAGCCGTACTCGAAATATTTGATGCCATATTCCTTATTAGGTTCAATGCGGATCGCCCGCCCTGCCGTTACCGTTGTGAATGTCCACTCGCTATGTGTGCCGATGCTCCTGTAATCCGCGTCGGTTGACGCCAGATTCCCGCGTCGGTCCTGTGACCCGCTTTCGTTCAACAGGTCGTAAATCCGCGAGCTTGCCCGTTCACACCATTCCCCGTCAGCACTAATCGCCTGCACCTTGACCGTAAGCACACGATTTGAGCGGTTCCCGCGTTGCGCTCCATCCTCATCACTGCCTATGCGGATCACCACCCAGCCCGACGCCCGATCGAAGATATTCGATGGTGCGAATTTGCTGTAGACGTGTGTTCCCCACTTATCACCGCGTAAGGTGTTACTCATCACAAATAAAGCCGCGTCAGGAGCTTGATACGTCGTCATAGCGTAAGATACGCTTTCGCCATACCCGGAAACTCATTTTTGAGTTGATCAAATGCCGGTTGGATAAACGGACGATTTTTCATCGTGCTATCTTCTAGCTCCAGCCCGTATTCCATCCCGAAGATTTTGCGCGTCGATTGTCCCGCCTCTTCCCATCGGAGCGAATTGCTTAATGCTCCCGTGTCAATATTCGGCGGATAACCCGGCTGGCTGGCGGTATGTGTCCGTGTCCCGCGTTGATGTATACGTCCCGCCGGACTCGTATTGAACGATGTTTTCATGATCGTGATCGCCCGTTCTGCCCCGGCGGATAACAACCGTCCCGCTTTAATCGGTTCCTCACGTAACACACGATCATAGCCGCTCAAATCTACCGTGATTTCGATTCCGCTACTCATTATCATTACCTCGAATGCGCTTGACTGTTACCTGTAAATCCGCCGCGTCCGTGCGATCATCGGTCATATCGACTACCTGATATTTTCTATCGCCTACCGTAATCCGATAATCCTGCTCCACCGTCGTTCCAACTGCGAATATAATGCGGTACATATCCACCATCGCATCGGCTTGACCTACTTCCATCCAACTTTCAGTGCGCCTACTCCGTGCGTCAATCACCCGGCAGGCTACGCCCGTGTCAACTAGCGTGTAGGCGTTTTCAACGGGAGCACCTAAACGATCAATCGCGTTAATATCACGCTTTTCAATCGTCGCTGTCTCCGTCAGGAATGTAGCAAGACGCCGCTGAATTGCCGTCAGATACCGACTGCTCATAATAAACCACTTTATCTAGACCAATTGATAAATTGTTTTTTGCGCCTAATACAGCGTGTCACCATCGTATAGCGCGTCATAATCCGGTAAATCATAGTCAGGTGTTGCATGTTGTGCCGAATCGTTTCTATACCGGTTGACGACGCCGCTTGTCACCCGCGAGATGCCGAATTCGTTGAGTTTCTCGTTCAGAAGCTTTTCGAGTCCTGCCACAGCCCGCGAGCTGTCAACCTGTAACCAGTCTGCTTTAAAATCCGGTTCACTTGATAATTCGGCTATCTTGCCTCGTAACAGGCTAATAACCGCCGCTTTCACTGTGCTCTGATCCGCTAAGACCATCGCTATTTCTTCATCGGTGAAGATCGCCGATGCTTCCACCGTATCACGGATGTGATAGCGGATTAGCGTTGTATCGCTTGGTGTCGCCGATGGTGAGTAAGTAAATGTCATCGTCTACTTCTTTAACCAGAACGTCCGCAAAAACAGATCACTCGTTGCCGTATAGGTTGGCGTTCCATCGCAAACCAGATACCCGTACAGCTTCCCGGACGGAATCCCGAAGACATCGTTACTACCGTCTGCCTCTGCATATGCGTTACCGTTGATCGTCACATAGGTATCGATCGCAATTGGCGCACATACCATCTTTTTCAAATCAGCCACCAATAAGGCGGTTGCAAATGCACCATTATCAGCAATCGTCGTTGGCACATCATCGAATAAATACAGCTTCATATTCGCCTTTTCGTTGTCGTCATCGATCAATAAGACGCGATCAAGCAGTAAACCGCCCTCGATAAGATGATTCGGTGTAAATGTCAACAATCCACCGACAACATCACTGGCGGAGTACGCCCCGGCTGTAATCAGCAACGTTTTATCAATCGTCTGGAATGTATTACTCATCTGCTTCTCCATTCAAAAATGGGGTATATCTTACATACCCCATTTTTGATTAGGTTGATAGGGCGGTTGGAACGATGGTTCCAGATTCGTCGACAGCATTGACCACATAGTTTTCTGTGTTCAATGTTGCGCCCGGATCGAACGCCGTTTCCGGTGCCGTCGCATACAGCGTAAACGCCTGATTACCTGCCGTAATGCCGGTTGTATCGTCGTGATGATCGAGAGTTAATCCGGCTGTTGTATCCAGATTCTCAATCAGGTTGTTCAACACAGCCGCATTCGTGGACGCCGCGCTGGTTCCAGCGTTGCCGCTGATCGTCGCCGTTGTGTAGTCGCCACGAAATTCGCAATTACGAATCGTACAATCGACTGTCGCATCAATACGAATCGCGTTATTGGTTCCCGCTGTTGCATTCGCAATGAACCGGCAATTTTCAACCACTACCCGTGTTGCTGCGTCAATATCCAACATTTGCAGGAATTCGAGAATCGCGCTTCCTACCTCGAAATCACACCCGCGCAAAGTAACGTCATTGGCGGTAATGGTGACACCGCTCACGATGTTAGCCACTGCTCCAAGGAACACCAGCCCGCTAACAAGGATATTCGCCGCGCTAATCGGGATTCGGCTTGCGGTTGCGCTGAAACTCAACACCGGGCGATTGCGTCCGTGTCCCAAGCCGATAATACTGATACCCGCCACATCCAACACAAGCGACGTAGCCGCGCTGATTGTCTCTGCGTGTCCCGGCATGACAATAATCACATCACCTTGACTGGCAGTACACAGATTGACCGCCTGATCAATCGTTGCTTTCGGGCGTGATGGCTCTTTACCATCGTAGCCATTGCTTCCCGTGCTACTATGTACGAAATACACGTCTCCCGTTGTTGTCGGAATGCCATTGCCGGGTAAAACCGGCAGTCCAAACGAACTCACGCCATTCGGGTATGCTGTAAGTTTTGTCATCATAAATACCTTTCTCTAGACCTCTCTAATTGTCGGAATTTACCCCTCCCCAACCGGGGGAAGGATCAATTGTGAAGACAATTATTAGGTGGCGTGTCCGTAAATCCAACGCCAATCAGTATATCCGTAGGAATACCGCATATAGGTTGGATAGACGATCTCGACTTGGTTCATCCGCATTTTTTCAGTCTCAATGCGGAACGGAACGCGATCAAACCAGAACAAGGACTGACGCATGGCGACACTATCCGCCATGAACCAGTTATCCGAGTCGCTTAAATACAGCCATGGAATCACACGGAAGCGTCCCGCTTGCGGATTGATGGCATTGTTTCCCGTGTCCGGGTCCTGAATCGACCGGGTGATTTCCAGTGCATCATCTTCCAGCGCTGGCGGAACAATCAGCGTATCCGGGATGATGTTGATTTTGTTGCCTGCGTCATCCGTATACGCCATCATCAAGACACGTGTATCTTTCACCGCGTCCTTGGATAATGCGGTTGTTCCACTGTTACTGAAGGTTGTTCCGGTGTCGTCAGGGCTTGCCGGATGAGCACCGTCACATAAGGATTGACCGTCGATCCCCGCGAAATTGGTGGCATCAAACGCATTGTTGAAGACGCTTGACGCATCACTTTCCATCAACACCTGTGCGGCTGATCCCAGATTTTCGGCACGATTGCGAATCACGCCATAAGCATCATCATCGATCAGTGACCGCTCTACCACAAAATCCGCCGGATATTCGACGTGTGTAAAGCGTGTTACATAACCTTTGTTGAATTCCAGCTTGCCGATGGTGCCGTTTTTGCTATATTGCCGGAATGGTTCTGGATTGGTTCCGCCCATGCCGACAAATTCTTCCCACGCCTGCTCCGATGATTGTACGTTGAACAGCATTTGACGCATCGGTGGACGCATGTTGAATCCAACATCAAAAAAGCGTTCGATTCCCGGTACTAGAGCCTCTGCAAATTGATCTGAAATAACTGGCATGATTGAGTCTCCTATACCCAGGCTTGCTCAGCCGGAACGAATCGAACAAGTGTACGTTCATCCGCGCCTAAACCGCCGCAGACATACACATCATGGTTGCTGTCAGTTGCGACCGTCATTTGTCCTGTTGTGCCGGTAATATCGAGCTGTGCGCCGATAGCCCGGGCATTCGGGTCATAGACTGACCACACTGCGTCAGGATTGACAATCACTCGAATTTGCGTTGTGGAATCGGTTCCCGCGACAGTTTCAGCCGCTACACCGATAAACGCCGTGTCATCGGTAGCCGCTAAATCGACCTCACCCGATTCCAGATTCAGAACATCACCCTTTGTCAGAGTTTCCGTGTCCTTGAAATAGAAATCTTTGTAGATGGGGGCGGCGTTAGGTCCACCGTAGAAAGTCCCGGCGAATTTGAAGCCAAGACCGGTATCAAGATTAGTCATTGCGACTCTCTCCATAGCTATGATTTACACAATGACATCCCGTCAATTAAGCCCTGGGGCTTACTCTGTCTTACGTGGTTGGGCATCTCGCCCGTTCAGGAGGGTGTTTTTCCTGCTATTTTTTGTTTCTGCTCCAGATATTCCGCTTCCGTCATCTTCATCTTTTTGGCGATGATCTTTTCTTCATCGGTCAACTTTGGAGCATTGCCACTGCCACCATTGACACCCGGATCAAGGTTCGGAGCCGGCTGCCTGGTGAGAATTGCCATATTTTTTGCTAGATATTCCGCTAATGCCTCCGGTGCGAGATTCGATGGTATCAGCGAGCGCATATGTTCCGGCACCAGTGCGATTTGTGCCTCGTTATTGGTGCGAATGATCGCCTCAACATTATCGAGCCGCGCCGCTTTCGCCTGTGCTTCCGCCAACTTTTTTGCGGTTTCATCGGCAATCGCTTTAAAATTGCCTTCTGCCGCCAGCTTTTCCATGAGTGTCTTTTGCTCAGCCTCTCGCTCCTGCTTCAGACGCTCAATCTCATGGCGACGACTCGCACTCTCATTGTTCAATTCTTTGATTCGTCTATCGCGTTCCTCGATATATGCACGTATCTCAGACGATAGACCACTTAAATCAATCGCGCCATTGCTGTCATTAGCTGGCGGATCACCGGCAGGATCACTATCATCAAACCAAAAACGCCGCTTCGCCAGATAAGCGACTGGCTCCCGACGATGCAGACTCACGGTTTTTCGAATGCGCCCTTGTTGCTGCATTGGCGTCTCGCCTTCTTTCCTCACGAAATTAACTATCTCTCTACAATCTAAATCATCTCCTCTCTAAATAACGAACTTTATATAGAGAAGTCCGATAAATTCTCTCATTTTCTAGGATTGAACGGAATAGAAGCGGGCTAAATATGGGGTATAATATCCTCATCAAATCAGGGAGAAAACCACATGGGGAACTATACACAACGATTACAAAATGAGATCGACCATTTGAGACATCTTCAATACAAAAATGAAAAAGACTTCCCACAAAGAATAATTGAGGATTAGTCACATGACGAAAATCACCGAAATAGACATTCATGTTCCGGGACTCGAACAATTCGGAGATTTAGTTCAAATCAATCGACAAATTACGGTAAATGGTCAAAAACCATCATATGATACATGGCTTTTAAAACGTGATGACATACCTAAAAGTCTTGCGTTTGTACGTGCTGGATATAAAGTATATGCCCATCTTAATTTCCAGTGGCAAATATCAATCAATGGCGTTGCCTTAATGCAATCTAAAGGATGGCAAGATGTCCCGGAATTCAAGCCCCGCGCATAACCAAAAACACCCCATTTTCAGGGGTGCCTTGGGTCTGCTTTTGCAGACTAAAGCCTTTTATATATTATATATTATAGGCATGTGCCACCGGAAGGACTCGAACCCTCACCTATTCGATCTAAGGTCGAATCGCTCTGACCTTTGAGCTACTATGGCATGATCTCCACCCGTTGCTGTCCCGCTACAAGACATGGATGGAGTCTGAATCAACTTATTCGGTATATAAATAGTACCCCTGCCCCTCACAAATAACGAATCACTTTTTAAACGGACTCGCCGCGTCTTTTCCCAGCATTCCATTAAGTGACGCCTGCCGGATCATATCCCCGAACACCCTGTCTTGATACGGTTCTACAAAATCCTGTAGGTCGATCTTGCCCGCTTTCCATGCCTCAAACGCCGCATCATTACGCATCAAATCGCGCTGTTTCCTTTCATTCAAGCCGTTGAACCAATCTTGACCGCTTCCTACATTTGCCGTCGTTCCCAGCACATCCGTTACTGTTGTTCCCCGTCCGTTGTGATGCTCCTGAATCGGCGGGATCGGCTTGCCCTTATCGCGGACGCTATCCCATATCACCGTCCCGTGTAGCACGATACACGCCATACAGATTCTATCGTCAAGCGATTCAATCCGTATCACCCGCGCGATGATGTCCGCATTGGCGTTCTGGTGGATTGCCGTTCCCGTTCTCATTGATTCGAGCTGTAGCGTCCTCATTAAAGTATTCGCCGTTGACGCCGGGAGTCCCTGTGTCATTTGTCGGATCACGCCCGCCGTTTTCATCGGACTCCATCCAAGCGCGAATCCCTGCACCGCCTGATTGCTGATCACATTGACCACATCGGGACCATATTGTGCCAGCTCTTCCGACCACCCCGCCGAATCGACGAATCCCACAAGCCGGTTGACCGCTTCCGGGTCCGGTGTATTCCAATCTTTCCCCACCGCGAGCCGCACCTGTGCATCACTCAGCCCCGGTAATGCCAGTTGCCGTGTCACCGTTCCCGCCACATCCACCCCATTTTTTTGCACATCATCGGCTACACCATCCACCCGTGACGCATTCCGTCCCATCACCGTATCCAGATCAGCCCGTAACGCTCGTAATACTGCGTTATCCGGTTTGAGCTTCTGCCCCTCCCCTGCCAATCGGCGCGCCTCTGCCTCTAATTCGCCTAATCGCTGTTGGATCAGTCCCTTTGGATCATTGGTCGACGTGACGATAGACGCCACGACTTTTTCTGTCGTCTGCACATAGCCTCGATTCAGCAACCTGTCAATCGTCGCCTGTACCGTCTCCGCTGGCGCATTCGGTTGTACCATGTATCCGCTCCTACAAAATGTAGGGGCATGATGGATCATGCCCCGCCTTGGTGTTCATGGGGTATCATTCCGCCGTTTTCGGTCTTTTCTTTGGTGGATCAGCTTTAGCTATTGGAGGGGCGAACACATGGATAGATGTCCACTCGCGGGAATCCTCTCCTATGTGCATTTCAATGGATGGATCATCCATCACTTGATCCTCGTCACCATGCGCCTTGACTTCCGCCACGAACGCCCGAACTACATTTTTTAGCTTCTTTTCGAGATCAGTACGCCAATCCGTAGCCATTATGCCGCAACCGCCACACCTGATGGAATCGGCTTGAGTATCGCCTTGGATGTGGATATCGGCACCATCAACAGCGTTACAAATACGCCTGCTCCCACATCCGCCGCCGGGCAGATTCCGCCTGCTGTTTCAGATACGTATAACTGTGTCCCGATTGCCAGTGTCCCGCCCGGAGTAAAATCATCGTCTTCGATGTCAACTTCCACCGGTTGACCACTCGCACCACCATTGAGCGCAATACCAATATTGCCATCACTGCCCGCTGTTCCGACAGCATTTCCGTCTGCCAGCTTCCATGTTCCCGCCGATGAATCGAAATACACAGCCTGACCCGCTGTCGTCGTTGCGCCTAATGTTCCAAGCCGCGTAATGGCATTAGCACCTTTTGCTACGCTTGTGGCTGTTATTACTACGTCCGTCATCTTAAAATCTCCTGTTAAATATGCGCATATTTCCTATCACAATACCCATTCCCGCGCATAAATAACGAACAAATGAAAAACACCCCATTTTCAGGGGTGTCCGCTTTTGTTTCATCGGTTTTACCGATGAATGAATTAATCCAACACGCGACGAATATCACCGCGCACATATTGGCGCTGGTGAATTACCTGCCAGATTCCAGCAGGCAGATTAATGGTTGCGTGTTCTTCATGGACAACCTTCACCGGTGCATCAACAACAAGCCATTCCAAATCCTGGACAGAATCACGATACATGGTTGCGTTTTTGTCATGAATCGCATGAGCATGACCAGTAATCTCACCTTCCGCAATCACAATACGATTGTTTTGGCGTTTTACCTTCTCGCCTTGATAATCACCATCGACTTGCACAAAATAAATATCACCTTGTCTAAATTGCATTTTGTCACTCCTTTTAATTGGTGATTCAAACGCATACCCCTGCGCTTATCAACTCTCAAAAATTGGATCATAATCGCGCCAATTTTCTTCATATCCAAATGTCCATGCGACTGCCTGATGTGCGCTTTGCATACTTGCAGGTACTTGCAACCAATAACGTCGTTGTGTCGATGGACAACGCACATTGACCATTGCGAGTGGCTCGTCCTGCTTAAAATCAATGCGGTAGAGGTCACCGAATTTATCACTATGGATAGGTTTCGCATCGCTATCTTGGATGAAGCGTTCTTCGGTGTATCGTTCCATCATGACCCGTGCTAGCTCCGCGTTATCTTCTTCCAGGATGGTTTGTGGTGTAATTCGCTCAGGATTTATGATAACCCAATCTGGCACCCGATGCCCATGCCAGGCGTAAATACCCCACCCATCAGGATATGCGCAAGCCATGTCGCTTGCGCAATGCAAACGATCTCGTACATCAAAGTTCAAGATGCTGTGACGTTCCGAGACAAAACAAATGTCTTTATATGGAAACCACCACCCAGCATGTTGAGCAACTAGGCTCAACCCCTGGAGGTTTTTTGTTTGATCAACTAATCCTAACACCGTTGCCATGTAATCATAGAAGACTAACCAATTAGCTTCGTGTTGCCCATAGACGCAAGCCTGGACGGAATCCCCAACCGAAGCCCGGACCGAAGCCTGGACCAAAGCCCAGACCGAAGCCCAGACCGAAGCCCGGACGGAAGCCCCAACCGAAGCCCAGATCGAAGCCCGGACGGAATCCCCAACCGAAGCCCGGACCGAAGCCCGGACCGAAGCCCAGATTCCGTCTTGGACCGAAGCCCGGATCGAAGCCCGGACGGAATCCCGGATGGAATTCTTCTTTAACATCATAGCCATAGGCGAATCACACCAGATGATGCGCTTCGGTGGCTTTAATCCTGCCACCTCGTAAGCCAGATTGACCCCTCTCTCGGCTTCAGGTCGATCCGCAGCTTTGGTAGACAGACCGATGGCAGTCCACTTGGCTACAAATTCAGGAAATAGATCCTTTTGATATTCTGTAAGTTCTGTAATCATAATTTCTCCTTTGGTATTCAATTTTGAATGTCATTCTTTTCCTATAAATAGAATAGCCGCCCCTCGTGGCGGTCTGGTGATTAGGAGCTATCTACATAATGCTCATTATTTCGACACAACCCACACGCCACAACCGGGATGAGGATTCCCATCATCGCCCTGATACCATCCTGCGAATAATAGCTTGTACCGCGAATGATTGAGATAACGTGGATAAGCCCACCGTGACACCATCCCGCCGATCGTCACATACTCGCCCGCGTGAAAATAGAGTCCGTAACGCATATCATATCGTGCATACAGTAGCGGAATCCCCGCAACCGTCCACAAATCGGATACGTTGATATATCCTAGCTCTTCCAACGCGCCAACATCACACGCAGGCGCATTATCCGCGCGCACCGTTCCCGCACATAAAAACAGCAAGCACACCGGTACCAGTACCAGCATCACCAGACACGCGAGAATCTGACGTTCTGGAACGCCCTCACGTTCATATTCATTGATCATTTCGTCTACGTTATCCATGTTTACCCCCGATACGCCCCGATACGATTGTGCAGGTCTAAGATTTGCGCGTCACTGAGCAGGCTTGGAATGCGTGCCACCACGCCCAAACTGCCGTCAAGTCCAGTATCACCTAATGAGCGGTTGCCGATATTTGTGGTGACATCATCCGGCTGATACGCTCCGACGCCCGCTGTTGCTGCGGCATAGGTTTGCTCAACAGCATCAAAATAGAGCTTTGCCAGCTTGGTCGTGGTTCCGTCCACTTGCTCGGCAATGGTTTTAATGCCGAGGGTGACAAATTCATTCGTGCGGATGTTGCTCGCTGAGGTAGCATAAGCGCCCTGCGAATCGAGTTGATTCGCAGCCGTAATATAGACATGCGGAAACGAGTTGCTATAGCCATGTAATTCTTGATTTAAACCAAGCGATGTTAGCGTCACGTCAAATATCCATGTCCATTGTTCGTGAGCGCGAAAGGTTGCGTTATTGCTAAAGGTCAAAATGGATGTTGCCGTCGCATCAAAGACCATGCGCCCACCGGACAGGGTCACCGCGCCGCCATTGCTGATGGTGAATCCATGCACACCAAAATCAACCGCCGTGCCGCCCACCCAGCCGCCGGATTCGTTGGGCATTAAAAGCAGGTCGGCACCAAGGCTCTGTAAATATTCCTTGAACGTTTGATTCGCACTTATAATCTTCTTACCCAATGCTCGCCCTAAAAAACCCATCGTCTTATCCGTTCTAAATAATTTGTTTTCTGTCGATTAGATTTTCGATGGAGCCGCCACCGCTCCCGGAACGCCGTTGAGGTTCGCGCCGAAATTCAACGCATTCCCCACACCCGGCAGATTCAAGCCCGCCAGCACTTGATTCGCTTGTGCCTGTGACCGGTCTAGGATCGTCTGTCGCTTGCTTGCATCCAGATCGATCACATCGCCGATCATATCGAGATACAGCGTCTTATCTTCCAGCTTATCATATACCATGTTCGCCTCCTGGAATGTCTCCAGATCGTTCCTCACCTGGGCATCCTGCCAGTGACAATTAAACAGGTCGATCATCGGCGGCTTTTTGGTGGCGAATGCTGATTCTACCCGGTGCATGAGGCTCATCACATCTTCCCACGAATTTCCAAGGATCACCTGTGCATTTCGCACTTTAGCGAGCAAACCCTTATCACGTTCTTTCAGTGCTTCCCCGCTGGAGGAATCGCTTCCTAGTTGACCGCTCACTGGCGTGTCCGAAATATCCCCGATGAAGTCAACCAACCGCTCCAACACCTTAATAAAGGATTGCGGATCACCCGGATTGATGCTTGATAGATCAACATATTGCAGAAGGCTAGGATCACCGTCCGCGTTTGCTGTGATAATATCGCCCGGTGCAATCGTCGGAGGTGGCACGAATCCTTTCGCAAATAGCAGAAGGAATCCGGTCAATTCGCAGGACATCACCATAGAGACACTCACACGGTTAAGCATATCCTGTAGATTGATGATCTTCAGTAATTCCGACTGCCCCACGTTATCCCCGTCTTCCCGTTCTGCCGCAAAATGTACCACCGGCACACCCAGCGGTTTTTGACTGACGGGATCAATCCAGGGGATACCCGTCTCAACGACTGTCAGATCGCCGCCGTTGATGTCCATCGTATATTTATCAATATGATCGGCATAGTATACGTTGATCTGTTTTGTTTCCTTGCCGGTATAGAATATCTTGATCGCCGCGTACAATTCATCGGGATCAGCCCTGTCATAGACCGGGATCATGCCCACATCCCCATCATATGCACGCTCGTAATACATGCGTGAGGTCATCGTAGTTTCGTCGAATGCCACCATCACGAACACATCACCGTCCCGCGATTCCGCCTTATGCACCTTGATCTGTAGCGCATCGAAGCGGTTCAGCTTTAGCCGATCATCTACCCACATCTGCCCCGCGTTAATTACCTCCCCCTGCGTAGCGGGGGGAACAGAGGGGGGAGTCTGCGTAGCGGGGGGAACAGAGGGGGGAATCTGCATAGCGGAGGGGCTAGGGGTGGGGATGGTTTCACTCGCCTCAATCTGCTTGACGACCAACCGCTCGCTTTTCTTCCGCGCTACTTTCTTGGTATAGTCAATCGAAAAATGCTCTAATACGTCGCTCTTGAGATTAAGCATCCGTTTCATGGTTTCCGTGAGGTAAGTCCGCTGTTGACCCTTGGTGTATTGCCGGTAGAGCGCGATACGCCGCCCCCACAGATCGATCTCCTGTGCCCAATCAACAGCCACATAGTCCTTAAATAATTGTTCGTATAATTCACCAAGCATTTTGTACACCGCTCGTTACTTGACCATATGGTTTATCTTCGCCCATAATCGCATAGCGTAACGCATCCATCGCATGATCGTTCACTTTCATCGGCACATCACGGATACCACTCGTATTGCTTGCCCACTGGTATTGTTCAAATTCGATGATCGTGTTCGCCGCCTCGCGTGATACCATCAATCGCGGTTGATTGTCTGCCTGTATCACCAGCCGGTTTTGTATCTTCTGGATTCCTGTCTCAACCGTGTTATCTGCCCCTAGTGCCTTCACGCCCGCCTGCTTGTTGAATTCCTTGATATAATCCGGCTTACTCGGATCACAATAGAACGTCTCGATATTCCACGTATTGCGCAAGTCTTTCGCCAGTGACGCCCATTCTTCGATTCGCCTCTGTCGTTGGTACGCCTCATACAGCACATACGCCCGTCCATCGTAATCGATCCCCACTACCAGAATCACGCCCGGATGAGCAAATCCCCAATCGACACCCGCGATTACCCGCTTGAACGACACTGGCATAACGACCCGTGTATGGCGATCCCGGTCAAACAGTTGGTAGATTAATCCCTCGTGCGCAATGAATTCGCCTTCAAGCTCCTGAAGCGCAAAATCACCCGCATAAGACGCCTGCCATTCTTCGACAATCTCCACCTCAAGAAAAAGATTGTCGGCACTCCGTACCTTGATAATCTTGAATCCGCGCCGGGGATCACGGACGTACACCTGCCATAGCCAATTTCGTCCTTTGGGAGTCGTCGTTAGCCAATCATGCCCCATTTTCCCGCCCTGCCGCAGACGCCCGATCATGATGTTGCGCACGTCCTTGCCATACATCGCCGCCTCATCACCCCACCACCACGCCGCCGATGGACCGCGCAATAGTTCAGGATTCGACGTGCTACGCCACAGAATCTCGCTTCCATTCTTGAGACGCATCTCACCCGTAGCCCGATTCATCCCCTCAATATATCGATCCGCCACTTCATAAAATGTTCGCAAGCTGGCATCGCGTAACATGGGGTATGTCGGAGCCGTCACAATACCTAGATTCGGTGTGTCAATCCGCTCCTGCCCGATCCATCCATACGCCGCCCGGATCGCTCGCATGGCACCGCCGCGTGTTTTCCCGCTCCCGATGCCACCGATCATCGCCAGATGTTTGTCATTCGCCCGGATGAATTCCGCTTGCTTGGGGTGACGCTCGTCGATTTCGCGCATGGAATCAAAAAGCGGCGGATTAGTGAAGACATTCACCAGCCGCGCCGCTAGATTTGTTCCAAGAGTTTTTTGAAGCTTTACATTGCTTCCCGATGCACTCATATCATTCTACATAATTCCGGTTATGACGATTACTTGTCGTCTTTCGCGGTTGTCTTTTTCTTCTCTTCCGCGAACACCAGCTCACGCCCTGTCCGTTCGAGATACAATTCACCCGCTACAGTTTTCGCATGTTCGACCGTCCGCCCCTGCCCGTGAATCACACCATCGCCAAACGTCAACTTGAATGACACCATCACCGTCATTTGTGTGATTTCCAGCGTCCCGCCCTCAACCTCAAATACAATTCGTTCTCTCATCATATCCTCTAATCTCACTAGTCACCTTGTACAGCCACAGCATCTCGATTAATGCCCTTGAATTCTTGCCTTAATTCACTAATCGGACGCGCCATACCAAACCAGACTAACTCATACGCCGTTAAATGTTGGACGCCATCGGACCCGATCGCTCTCATACGATCTTCCCAGAAGACCCCGGATTTATTGGATGCCATCGCCATGATCCGCGCTGTCCGTCCATCATAACTCTGTATCATGCGAAATCGGTTTTCAGCCCCCGAAATATCCATTTTGGTTCCGCTGTCGAAGAAGTATTTTGAGGAATGGATACCCAAGCACGCCAGCGGGAACACATACCGCTTTTGACACGCTAGAAAAACATCGCCGTGGCAACTATCCGCTTGACCCGGTAGTAAGCCAACGCAGTTCCCCCGGTGTTGGATCATATCGGCAATCGCCAAGGCGCAATTGGTTTCTCCGCCCATCCCCTGACAGAATATCCGTAATTCTTTGCGTTTGATGCTGTGCGCAAAATAGAAAGATTCAACTATTTGCATATAAGCATCATGATCAATCGTATCCGGCAGGACAATCACGCCATATTGTTCGATCAATTTCACCTGTGTCTCATTCATGATTGCTCTCTTCGATTGCCTCCCGCATCATCGCCACAAATTGATTGACCGCTTCAGACATCACCTCTTCCTCATCCGCGCCCACTTTCGCTAAATACTCGCGCACATCGTCGGGAAGCTCCATAATCGGAACACCTGCCTCTGCTACCTCAACTCTGGATGTCCACCCGCGCCGCTTGCCCCGCGTTGATAATACGTACTTGATCACATCGAATGGCGGTTTCACCAGCACTCCATCATCATCCGTTTTCGGTTTTTTGTCTGCATTGACCGGATTCAAATATTGCGCTAACCACCACTCCGCCCGGTCGACAATCTCGTCAGATGCCCGTTCCAGCGACTTCTTTAATTCCGGACGTTTCTTGAGAAAGTTGTAGACCGTCTGCCGCGAACACCCACACCGCCGCGCAATCTCGGAAACATTGCCGTAGGAACCTTCAAGAGCCTCTTTAAATTTGGTGATTGTGATGCTTGCCATCTTGCGCAATCTCCACCCACTGTCAAAATCTGTCAAATCATACGCCGATTTTTTCAAGCGCATACTTGGCTATACGAAATCGTATCATTACACTACATCTAGACATCCATCTGTAACGAAACCGTCCACTTTTAAATCAAAAATGCCCCATTTTGAGGCATTTTTCTATCATTTCGCCACGTTTTTGACACATTCCTCAAAAATGGGGTGACGCCTTACGCCACCCATTCCCGCGCTTCCATCACTGATTTTAAATCCACCCGCTTAAACTCAAACCGCATGGATCGACTCACCCTCTGATGTTGAATCAAATCAGGTACAGGCAGAACGCCTTGCCGGATGATCTCCCAGGCATCGATCACCAGATACCCGCGCCGCGAGCCATACCCGCCTAATCGAATCAATTTTCCGTCTCGCCACATTCGTTCCATATTCCGGCGAATGTAGCCCTCACTCGCCACCACTGGCAACTTAGATTGAACTTGGAACGGGAATACCCCATTCTTGTAAGTTCGTTGAAGCCTACTGACCGCTGTGATAATCAAATCGTCAAACATGATCTCCTAGTGTCTCCTGTCTAGCCCACATTGAGATGCTAGGAATCCCTTCCGCTTATCCCAATTATATCCCAATTCTCCCATTGAAACACGCCGCCAATCTTGTCTACATAACATCAGTTATTTAGACCCCTCCCCGATTTTCTCAAGCGTCCATTCTAAAAATAAAATCATTTGCCAGTGCCAATAATCATCCTCTGCGTGTTCGTCGATCAATTTACTGATCTCCGTTGGCACACCCATCAATCCAGTATCCTCGTAGAAGGCTTGTTCTAATTCACTGATCAATTCTTCCTGTGTCATATCAATATTCTCCTGTGTCGATAGAAGTCGCTTATTTCGACCTAAACGCCCGTCTCTAAATTTTTCAGCACCCCCTCAACCACCAGCAACCGCGCCTTAAGACTTCGACAATCCGCACTCAATTGCAAATTCTCCGCTTCGACTGCCAGCCGCCGCGCCCGTTCGCTCTCCCATTTTTCATGCGTCACCTGTGCCGCTTGTATGTTCCGCTGATTCTCCGCCCGCACATTGGCTAGACGATCCTGCAATCCACGAATCACAACATCTTTCACATCCACCTGACGCCCGCGCCGTTTACTTTTACCCATGAGCCTTAACTCCCTTGCATGTACATGGCTGTAATTCATACGCTATCCCCGCATTGGGACCATACCCGCCACACGTCGGACACGTGTCACAATCCCCCTCGCCCATTGGGAGAGGGGCAGGGGTGAGGGCGAAATAATCATCGTATCGCCCGAACCCATACGATTCAACATCCGCCGCCTGTATCACCAGACGATTCCGCCGTAATTCATCGATCACAAATCCCGCCGGATTCCTCAAGCCGTCTTTGTGTTTTTTGGCATATGCCACCGTTAACGCCATTTTTGTTTGACCATATTGCTGAATCAAACCCTCTGTTACGGTCTGCGTTAAGCCCGGTATATCCTCCCTTATCAATCGGGCCAACATTGAGGGGGGACCGGCGGAATAGGGGGGAGCATCTGCCCCGCTTGCCATCAATACCGGCTCGAATGTCGCCGTGTCGTCAATGCCATCTTCCCGGATCGAATCAAATTCTCCCGTATCTGGAATATTTAATTCATCACCACCATCATCACGCTTCGCGCGCGCGTCTGGTGTTGGTGGTGTTTCTGCTTGTGATAAGGCATTGCTGTTTTCTTTTCTTGGTTTCTTATTTGTATATGGGGAACTTTCTTCCCCATCATTGGGAACTTTCTTCCCCATCATTGGGAACTTTCTTCCCCATGATTGAGAACTTTCTTCCCCATGATTGAGAAGACCATCCAACCGCAATTCATCCACTCGATACGCCTTTTCGCGTCGTCTTAAAAATGGGGCATCGTCACACGAAATAATTACGCCCATTTGCTCGAGCTTTCTAATCAATTCCTTGAACCAACGCTCCGAAAACCATGAAAAATGTTTCTCATGCCAGAAGCGATACGAGCCATATGTCCATACATAGCCGCCATGACTATTCCGTGCATCACGCCGGTTAACTTCCGTCCACTCGCGGAACTTCTGCACAATCGCCGCCTCTTTTTCTCCCAGAAGTTCCGCGAGCCGCGCCTGTAATTTAAGCGCGTCCTCATCTTCAAGGATCGGCTTACCCCCGTGATAAGCCGTCTCCGCCGGATCAATCCAATCCCGCGCCGCTACCAGCCAGAAAATCAGCCAGTCAATCAATATGACGATTCCCGCCGCCATCAATCCCCGCTTAATCATGATCTTCTTTCCTATATAGATGATCGTATTCATCACTCAGCAATTGACACTCATCAGCCGCGATCATGAACCCCTGCACCGTTAGCAGAGCGTCCACATCTTCACGGCTCATCTGCATCTCACCTGCCAGCACACCGAGAAACCGTTCATATTCCACCGGTGTAAACGCTTCCATGTCTACCATATAACCCGTGATCGGTTCCGCGTTCCCGTTCATATACATTTTCAGCGGACAATCAAACATCACGTTCAATTCGTCCGTCCCCGTGATCTTCTCAAACGCTTCTTTGTACCGGCACTCTGTCAGCCGGATTCTATATTGTCCTGTAATCATTGTGTCCTCATAAACGCTTTTATCTAGACTTCTTTTCCCCTCGCCTATGGGAGAGGGGATCAAGGGGTGAGGGGTGAGGACTATTCCTCACCCTCCAGTTTCTCAATTTCCTTATCCAGGATCGTTCCCATGTCGTTAAATAATTCCGCGATGGCATCTAGACAACGACTCCAGATCGTCTCCATTGCCGCGTTTGTCATCTCGAAAACATCATTAACAAATGTGACGTTACCCGCTTGTACCTGCTCGCGGATATATTCCCCCGTGATGGAGCGCAAAAACTGTAATGCTTTTGCCTCCTGCTTTAATTCAAATTGATAAGCAAACACATCCGCTAAGTTATTCAATACCCATAGCGTTTGTTTGCGCTCTGTGACTGCACTCAATGGAATCTGACCGTCGTCGATTATCCGCCGCTGTGGTTGTTCCCATTCGTCATCAGTTTCATAGCGGTAAGATCGACCTTGACCCACCTGTAAATCACCCTCATTTGTGGCAGACGGTTCAGGACTAACATTTCGCTTGATGTGAGATACAAACGGCGTAAGTGTCTCATTTTCATCGGCAGGGGAAGGACTTATGTCAACTACCGTTGACATATCTCCATTTTCAACCGTCCAATCATCTTCATTTTCGACGGTGGGGGAGGGCGGTTTTACGGTTCTTGTTTGGGGATGAAGAATCAACCGACAGCGGAACTCGCGCCAATTGCCTTCATCCGCATTATTCCATTCATGATCTGGCAGATTCAGCAAATCGCGGTATTGTCCCACCTGTTGACGGCTCTTTAATCCCGTCGCTATCAGGATATGCCCCATAAATCCCCGCTTAATCTGGAACATATTTCCATCTGCCACCTGTGCATAAAACGGACGGTCACACCCACCCGCATTCACCAGTGTATCAAATGTGTCAAATGACACTCCGTCATCATCCTTGTACATATCCATGATGAGTAACGCCAACTGCCGCGCCATCTCAATAGCGTTCAAGGGATGACGGTTCCCGTTTTCCTGTGCCTGCTTCCAGACATCGCGCTTTTTATCTTCCGCCGGGATTCTGGCGTATAATTCACCGTCTACATGCTCGCGCAATAGATGGAAGGCTAGCCATCGCCGCTCGCCCATGATGATCGTCCCGCCCTGCCCGGACTTTTCGATCTGGATAGGGTTGATCAATCCGTCGCGGTGGATACCCGCCGCCAGTTTGGCCAGACTCACGAATTTATCCGCGATCGGTTGCGTGATGGGATCAATATCGAGTCCGTCGTGATTCCCGTGCAGGATCGCCCGCAATGCAATCGGCGTTTCCAATTCTTCCTCCGCCTTGATAGCCCACCGTCGTAACAAGCCCGGCACATCTTGAGCTAGTCCGCCCCACATGCCGCGAACCGATGTCGGTACGGCTCGCCTTGGTTGTGTGATGTCCGCTTTCAATTGCGAAATGTCCACCGTCGGAATCACCCGCTTGTCTGATTTCGGCAGATCGCCATAAAGGATTTTATCTGCATCACTCAAACTGAGCGGTTCATAGTTATCATTCCCGAATGGATCAGTCGCATCGTTTAATTTATCCATGAACCATATCCTCCACCCGATGCACCAGCCGCCACATCTGCTTGACCGCTTCCCCTTTTGGTTGATAGGAATAGAGCAGACGCGATAAGAAACTCGCCTGTGTCCACACCGTCAAATCCTTGATCGGTTCAAACACATCATCGCGGAATTTCTGATTCAGGAATTCCAGTGCCTTCTTATGTGATATCAATTGACCGTCATACTTATTCGGCAAAACGCCTAAAATCAATGGCGTCTCGGTTTGGTATTTCGGAGCCAGTTTTTCTAGCCCTGCCATTGTCTTGAGCGATTCATTCAACCCATCGAGGCTGAAATTCTCCGTCTCGGTGGGATACAAAACATGGTCAGTCGCCAGATACACCACCACATGAAATAGAGATGGGGTGGGCGCAGTATCAATCACCACATAATCAAACACCGGGGCTATTTCTGCCAATCGATTTGCGAGCACCATCGGATCACTCATATTTTCGCCGATGGAGCGCGTTTCCTTGTTACTTGGCAGTACCACCAGCGTTCCCTTGCCATCCTTATCACTTCCCCACACTTCCCGCGCTGGAACAACAAGCACATTCCGCCAATCGGTGTCTTCCCGCACCAGCAAGTCATAGAGTGCCGGGCTTTTCTTCAGCCCTAATGCCCGTGTTGCTTGTCCCTGTGCATCGGCGTCGATTAACAACACCCGCGCGCCCTGCAATGCCAAGCCCGCCGCCAGATGCGTACTCAGTGTCGTTTTCCCGACACCGCCCTTCTCATTAAATAAACCTATAGTTTTCATAATCTGTAACCTTCCTATATACTATAGTTGTGTGCCACGTTGCAGGTTGTTCCTCATCCAACAACGTAGCACTCACCCTCTAACCTTATTTCTTCAGTTTCTTCACCATAACGACCACCGGTATATAGTGAAGCTTCCGCGCCTTATTGACGCCGAATTCCACCGCGTCCGCAAAGTGGCTGAATTCATGCGCCACATCATTCATTTGATCATAGGATGTGATCAGCACATCATCCGGCACCGCTAGATCATTGGTGATCCGGACCCGCTTATTTTCATGGATGATCCACACTGTAAATCTAGTCATGGTCAAACGCCTTGATTTTGCGCCGGATTTTCGCCCGCCGATCGTTCGCTTGTGCAATCTTGTCAATCACTGGCGATACCCGCCGCTCATGTTTCTCTGGCAGGCTTCCCGCAATCAATTGATCGATGTTCTTCTCACTCGCGTTAACCGCCTTTTTACGCGATTTCCGTTTCGCTGGCGTGTGATTCTCTTTCTTTTTCCGCCAGTATTCCTGTTGACAATCAACACACATCGTTAACTGTTTCCCTGTCTTGGATACCATTCGCGGCGCACCACAAACGACACACACCCGATCGAACAACGGAACAACCCGATCATTTTCCGGTTCATCGTAGACACATGCATTTTCAATATCTTTCCACCATGCCTGTTGGTGTCCATCATCACAAGTGAGTAGAACCGCATCATATAGATGTCCATCACGGATAATCGGTGTTCGTTTCAATTCCAGTCCGTCTTTGTGGCATAAAGGACAATCTTTCATCTCTAAATAACTCCTTTTATCTAGACTTCTTTCCCCCTCGCCTGTGGGAGAGGGGATCAAGGGGTGAGGGCGTTATTCCGCCTTAACCAATCGCTCCAGCATGACCACCAGAACCTTATTGCGGAATTCACGGTAAGTAACTTGCCAAGCATTCGCCGCCATTTGAGATAAATAAGCCGATGCTTCCCCTTCCTTAATTTCATCAAACGTGAAAACTGCGACATCTATTTCATGCTTGACGCCCGGATTGACAATCGACCCGCCGCCGAAATGTTCCTCTAGCGTCTTCTCGACTTCCGCGCTCACCTGTTGCGGTACCGTCGGTTCCACCACCGGCTTACCCCATGCCTGGATCCTCTCGATGCTCAATTCCACATCGAATTCTGTCCATCCGTTTGACAGCGTACACATGAACTTATCGCGTGTCGTCGGATAGCGGATAACAATGGTTTCACCCGTCTCTTCGTTGAAGGCCTTGTATCCCGCTGTAAATAATTCGGGATCAACCATTTTCTCATCCGCCGTTTGCGGATAATCCGGTAATTCCGCTGGCTTTTGTTGCGGTTGATCTGACATTCTCCAATTCCTTTCATCTAATATTAAATTTGTGCTAAAATAACCTACAGGGAGATTAGCTATGAAACTCAAATCGGCTGTAGAACTATTCCTAAATCGCATCGATAACACCGGCACCAAAAAAGCCTACAAACAGGCGACAACTTATTTGATGAAATATCTGGGTACAGATCGCGCGTTAGCATCCATTGATGCTGAAACCTTCCAGAAAATATTCTGGATACCGCTACTGGAGGATCATAATACCTGGTCGATTGCTACCCGCCGTAAGCACATAAAGAGCCTGCGCGCTTTATTCAATCTGTGTATTGCACAGGGCTACATCTCCATTAACCCTGCGCATATCGTCAAATTACCCTCCATCAACGCCGCCGTTCCCCGCGATCGCGCCATATCCGAAATCGAGTATGAACGTCTGCTCGAATATGCACGCTTTACATCACCCCGTAATTACGCCTTACTTCTCTTCCTTGCCGACACTGGCTGTCGTGCCATTGCCGCAGCCGGTCTACGACTGGAAGACATTGACCTAACCTCCAAATCGGCCTGGATTACGGGTAAAGGCGATAAATCACGTACTGTCTATTTCGGAGATGAATGCCGCATTGCGCTTCAGAATTGGCTACGCATGAAAAAAAAGAAAAGCGGTGCGTATGTTTTCCGCGAACGTCCGGGAGACAAACCGATCAAACCAGCCGCCATATCTCAAGCCGTCTGGAGACTGGCGAAAACCTGTGGCATTGATCACCCGGTAGGCTCACACCGTTTCCGTCATCGCCTGGGACACCGGCTCGCCGATGCGCACGTTCCGCCGTCTGTCGCTCAAAACGCATTAGGGCATACCGACGTAAGAACGACGCTCGATCATTACTATCCGAATGATGATGAGAGAGTAAGGGAAGCCGTGCAATCCTTGGCTACCCGTAAACAGGAACAACCGAAAGTTATTCAGCTATTCAAAGAGGGCAGGAAATAAATGCAAAGAAGGCAGGAGAACAAGAGGTCCTCGGTTCAAATCCGAGTACCCCGACTCTTAATGAACCTTATCCAACTCTCACCGTAAAACGGAGAGTCCTCATTGACATCGGGAACGTAAATAATTAAATAGACTTATTTTTATTTGTAATCAGCACTCGATCACATTTGTCATCTTTTGTTGAGTCGCCCCTGGTAGACTTTTACACGGGAATAGCTGGCAGGGGACTTTCTTCTGTGTCGTCTGACGATTCCTCTCTTGTGAGTAAATCCCCAACGTCACAGTTTAAATATTCACACAGGGCATCGATGATTCTTTGATCGAATCGAGTCACCGTATTGTTGTACCATGAATAGATTGTTGGTTTTCCAAGATTAGTTTCTTCGATAACATTAATTGGGCTGATCCGTCGTTCCTCCCGCCGTGCTTTTTTAGCGAGAAGTTCCGCAAATCGGTTCTTTGTTTTCTTTCGCTTATTTGACATAGAATATCCTTAACTAGAGGTAACTCTAAAATACACCTACAATCTCGACTTGTCAAGAAATTATATTTATTACACGGAATCTTAACAACCTTGTATAAACTATCATATAATAAACTTAAAACATAAGAGGTGAGAAATGGCAAAAAAAGAAAAACCCAGAAACAATTCAAGCGGAGGTTGTATTTTATTGCTGATTGCTATAATAGGATTCGGCGCATATCTCAACAGCAAGCCCGCGACAACACCGATAAAAGTAACGCCAGCTATGAGAGCGACCACCCACCCAAAAACCGAATTATTGGGGCAGGCGATAATCATGATCCCCGCCATTACCTCCATTACGAGCGTTTCTATTCTTGTCCCGGAAAAGGACCCACATATAAACATTGATGCTCGTACAAAAGCGGGATACAACACGTCAGAAATTGCCGATCTAATCCGCTCACAGGCGATTACAGTTTTGGATACGGATTCCATGGAAATCGAAATCATCCTGAGCGATGATAAAACATCAACGCTCTATATTTGGGAGAATGCTAATCAACATTGGCGCGTAGCAAACATTGATTATGTCAATGCGCCCTGATTAATCACTTGACGTTTTCATGACTATACGGTAAAATTTATTGTATAGTCGTAAGAAACAAAAACCCCCGTCTGATATACGGGGGAATTTGTCCAGACCGTTTAGTCTAGAGAAAACCATTTATCAGGAGAGAATGCACCGTGAATACACTCACCATCCTTGATCAAAGTATATCAGAGGATCAATTTACTGACACCTCTTGGTTGCGATATTTCGACATAAAGCAGGCGTTACGCGCCGTTCACGCCCACATTGCCGCCCTACCCTCTGACCGCACTCCCGAACGGCACACCCGTAATTTATACGTCGCCGGGATAAAATATTTTCTCGAATGGGCTGGCGGATCATCCTTATCGTTGCCTACCGCCGATCTGATTGCGGAATACATCGCCCACTTATCCAAGGAAAAGGAGTGGACACGGGGCGGTAAAACCTATTACGGCATATCCACCGCGTCCATCGCCAGTCGCTACATCGCGCCCTTGCGTATCTTCCTTACTAAGCTGGCAGGACAGAAGATCACCGGCGTTCATGGCATCGAACGCGATTTTGTCACCGATTGCCGCGAGCACATCCGCGCCGCCATCGCCGTCAAGCCACCCCGCAATCAGGAGACAACCAATATCGCGCCCCTCTGGAACCCCAAATTTACCCGTCTGACATTAACACAGGTCAACGCTGTGCTCCGTGCCTGTAATACCAAAACCCTGCCCGGCTTACGCGATTATGTCATCATGCGCACGGCGTTTGAAACCGCCTTCCGTCTATCCGAACTCGGGCGCATAACGCCCAATAGCATCACGCTCGAAGGCGATAACGTGCTCATTACCGTGCGCGGCAAACGCTCGAACATTGATCCCATCGCCATTAGTCACGAACTTTTTTCTTATATCAAGCAATACGTGAATCTATACAACGCTCTCGCAGGTGAGCAGGCACAACATATCGAAGACGATATACCCATCATTCAAAGTCTATTGACCGGCGGACATATCCCGGCAATTGGTGCCACCGATTCCGGCATGACTGGCGATGGATTGCGCCGCTTGATCTGGAGGCGGACGGCTGGCGTGTTGGGTGATGAATACGGACTTAAACCGCATGATACCCGCCGCACATTTGCCGCCATCGCCTATGAAATGGGAATGCCCCTGCCCGACATTGCCAAGGCATTACGCCATAAAGATAGTTCTGTGACCCTGCATTACATCGGACAGAAACCGGATTATGATTCAACCCTGATCACCAATTATGTTAAAATTGGTTAATCAATCGGCATTATATGGAGATGAAAGAAATGAGGATGAAATGCAATTAGCAACTATTATACTAAAGGCAATATCAGATATGGAATCTATCGAAGGTCATGAGCTTAAATTTGAAAGCAAAACACGTTTACTCGAAGGCTTATGTGATGAAATCACACAATACATGCTGAATTATAGCGAACGGGATAGATACCTATTTGGATGGCATAGCAGGGGAGGACTAAGACCATGATTATAGTAGACACGATTGTCTGCATGGACGCACTCGACTTCCTGCGCGGTCTGGATAGTGACAGCATAGATTGTTGTGTGACAAGCCCGCCTTACGACAACTTGCGGGATTACAATGGCTATACATGGGATTTTGAGGGAATTGCACAGGAGCTGTACCGGGTGATTAAACCCGGTGGTGTGGTGGTGTGGGTAGTCGATGATGCAATGTCTGACAATGGCAAGGGCTTAAATAGCCATAAGCAATTAATCTATTTTAATGAGGTTGTCGGTTTCCGTAATCATCAGACGATTATCTGGCAAAAAAACTCGATACCTCAAAAACGTTCAAAGGCATATCTCGACGATTTTGAGTATATGTTTGTTTTGAGCAAGGGTGAACCTGAGACGTTTAACGAAATCAGACGTAAAAATAAAAACTACGGGCAAAAGAAAAAACAGATGCACTACGGGAAAAAGGGGAAATCATACGGAAAAAACTTTTATACAGTCCAGCAAGATTCTATAGATTACAACGTCTGGCTTATGATGACAGGATTCAATGGCGCAACTGACGCATTAGCCTTTGGTCATCCAGCGCTATTTCCCGAAGAATTAGCAGAACGTCATATCAGAACATGGACAAACACCGGTGATATTGTGCTTGATCCATTTATGGGCAGTGGCACGGTTGCAAAAGTAGCCCGAAACTTAGGCCGCCATTATATCGGCTGTGACTTATCACAAGATTATGTAGACCTTGCTAACCAGCGCTTGCAAAATAGTGACCCTTATAAAGCAACTGACTTGAACAACGGTCTTAGACAACTCAGCTTATTTGGGGATGTGATGCCATGATTAACCTATTGCTCATCGGCGAAGACATCACACTGATACCCTCGGCATCCCAACGCCTGAACATTCCAGACACATGCATCGGCATCATTGCCCATGTGCGGCTGGACTCAGCAGGGCAGGCCGAATATGGGGTGGATTTTGCAGGCCGGGTGCGCCAGTGGTCACAAAGATAGCCGATGTGATGATGCCATTCGGGGTATCGTGCTGGATAAGGTGTGGAGGCCGAAATTGCTTTGATGATTAATTGCAACTATGCCCGAATATATGTAATGAAAGTAGGCGAGTAATGACTTGGATAGATGATCGTGAAAAAAGAAAGACTACCTTTTGGGATTCGCCACAAGAACAGTATGACGACAACATAGAGCTTACTTTTGCTAGTTTGCAAGCATATGCAAACGGTAAAAAATTAGCTGTGACCTATAGCGGCGGGAAAGATTCAAGCGCAACCTTATCACTGGTGATTTATGCCATTGAAAGCGGAATGCTCAAACCTGCTGACTTAATTATCTTGTACGCCGATACAGGCTTGGAATTACCACCGCTTGACATCACTGCTAGAGCTACCTTATCGGAGCTTGAACAGCGTGGCTATAAAACGCAAATAGTCCGCGCTCCGGTTGAAAATCGTCTGTATGTCAAGATGCTAGGCTATGGCTATCCCTATCCGACTAATCGGCGGCGGTGGTGTACACGAGTTTTAAAACAAGAACCGATGGCGCAAGCTATCGAACAATTGGGCGATGACTGGGTATTGATTACAGGGGTTCGCCTAAATGAATCCGACCAACGCGACAAAATCATTACCGCGTCATGCTCCACAGGGGATGGGGAATGCGGTCAAGGCTGGTATCAGCAAAATAAAAACGCGCTTGCGCCGATTGTCCACTGGCGCGCCTGTCATGTTTTCCGATGGCTATTCAACGACGAGCGCAATAGCTTGCTTGTATTGCGCGGTATCGAAGATGTCTATAAGCTGGACGAGTTTGTCCCAAATGGTATTCGGACAGGTTGCATCCAATGTCAGGTAGTCCACGAAGACAAAAGCTTCCATTGGTTAGTTAAAAAATGTCCAGAATGGGGATGGCTAGAACCGTTGCGTGAGTTAGACAAACTCCATGTGTGGCTAGCACAGCCTGCGCAACGCCTCATGATGGTAAAGCCAAGTCTCAAGTCTGATGGCACTTATCGCAACCGGAAAAGTGCGCCAGTCGGACCTATTCATATCGAGGCGCGGCAAGTTGGACTTGATTGGATTAAGCGCATTCAAGATGCGACCAATGAAGGTGCGCCAGATGGTTTGCATATTACGCTTGTTAGCGACGACGAAGAAGCTGTCATCAGACAAATGTGGGTGGACAATATCTATCCGCAGGGATGGACAGGTGATGAACCACACGGTGATGAATTGCACGAAATCGTCACGGTTCAAGATGGCAATATATTGCATATTCAACAGTTATTGCCGCACATGTTTGACTAACGTAAATGAATACATATACTGTGATTTCTATAGGCTAAAAAAGATCAGCAAGAATCAGAAAAGACCTGTCGAAATTATCGGCATTATGTAGATCTGTTCAATACCCCCTAAAAATTGGGGGGTTGAATTGAGATGAAATGCTTGACAAAGGTACGTATCTACGCTATAATATAGATAGTTAAGCAATACAGCTTAACGAGATTAAATCAGAGGAGTAAAATCATGTTAGAGGTAACCGTAACCCGCAATCAACACCAAGCAACCGTTCAGCTTCCTAATGCTGAGAAATTAACGCCAAAATCAGCCCGTAGTGCTGTTGCTATCGCTTTCGGTGGCTTTACTGGTACTGTTTTTGACAATGCTGGAAACATCTATCGTATTACAGAAAAGTCAGCCCGCAAATTGAATCCCGCTGATTTCGGATACTAAAACCGAAAGCGGGGAGTGAAAGCTCCCCGCGTCTCCCTCTACGGGAGGATCAAATCACAGGAGTTTAAAATGAACACAGACATACTGAATGAAATCAACAACATCCTACTCGAAGCCAAAGTCCAATACAACAGTGCCAAGCAAAACAAAGTTACGCTCAAGGCACAAAAAGAAATCCGTGCTCTTGGTTTGGGTTATTACTTACCTGCATGGATGATGGAAAAAGGCGCAAAGTGTGACCGCCAGATCGATGCCGTTATACGCGCCGCAAAAGAAGATGGCACACGGGTCAATCGCCAAAGGAAATCCGTATGGACACTGGACGGGGACGCCGAAGTTATCCCCGGTAGCACCTACCCAATAAGCAAGCTCTACAGCTTGCTGAATCCAGTTGTACAGACAGCAACCAATAATCAACCGTTTGAAATTTACGCAATATCGAGCGATTACAATCAAATCCCCACTGGAAAACGGGATGAGGATTTCGGCAAATTTGTTGCTGAACACGATCTTGAAGTCATGGAACGCAACAAAGTTACCGCCACCGTCCGTGCAGAATGGGGAAATGGTGAAGGATACGACGTATACGCAGTCACATTTTTTGCATAAAACAAGCAAAACGAGCTGATTTCGGATACTAAAACCGAAAGCGGGGAGCTTTCACTCCCCGCGTCTCCCTCTACGGGAGGATCAAATCAGAAGCCCTTTACGAGCAGGGAGTATTATACATGAAACGAACAGAATTGAAAAGCTCCGCCGCTGAGAAAGAGGCGTGGGAGACGCAACGAAAAATAGACGGCTACCAGTCGCTGAGCGGGTGGGTACGCGACACGCTGAACGAAGCATGTCAGGATAAACCCGCCAAAACATTACCCGGCTGGGGCGATCACAACCGCACCTATAAGTGTCTGTGGTGTGGACACACTCAAAAAGGAAGTATCGAGTGCGAGCAATGCGGAGAAGAAGAATTTACAGTGGTAGAACGGTCAACGCCAGACCGCCGTTAAGTGTCTGGTAAAACAACTAAGGAGATGAAATGAAAGCAGAAATAGTTTTAAACAACGAACGGTGGCAACGAGGAACAGTCATATTCAACGATTCTGATGCGGATGTCACAATCCGCATTAGGAGAGATGGAGAGCCATATTTTGGTGGATCAATAAAAAAGATAAACATCACAGAATCAGAAAAAACAGACCTACATGGTCGCAAAATTTATGAAGCAAACGGTATACCGTTTGTAATATTTTCTCTGTCCGGGTCGGTGTCATCCCGGGCTATTTTTGGCATCGACAAGCCAGAACACGACTCCGTCTTTGCGACAAAAGACGCGAAACATCTGACATACCTTGCTAGACGACACCCAGCCTTTGTCTGGTGCCGCCGTGATTTTAGGGGATAAAATCCCTATCTTAAAAAACCAACCCAGACCGCCGTTAAGTGTCTGGTAAGACTACAAAACTAAGGAGAAATTGAGAATGATATTATATAACGATAGTAGTTCAATCAATTTAATGAGAGAAGATTGGATGTCCTATGATGAGGAAACCGGCCAGCTCATCCGATTCCGTTCCTGGTACTCATCGGCATGGAGCGAAACCTTAAAGACCTCCCAGCAAATTAAATCGCCAAGTCAAAAAGGCGAGTGGATTCATCTCTTGACCTATTGTCCACGCAATATGCTCCACCATATCAAGGTGGAGCATTTCGAAGAAGCCAGACAACATCGTCCAAGAGAGCATTTTATGGCTCTATATATCTTGGGCACGCCGTTGCCTATACAAAAGTTGTCCGATGAATTTTTAGCCCAATGGGATTAGCTTTCGCGGCGGTCTGGCGCATAAATCACCAGACCGCCCCTCGTGGCGGTATTGATTGCGGAATATCGACCCGTATATTATGTAGATAACCGCACTTGGCTTGATTGCAACAATACGCTATAATCAGCTTAACGAATTCGTAACGTAATTTCTCCACATTGAGATGATAGCTAATCCCCGAAGGCTGAACTCCCATCAGCCTTTTTTATTTCAATACTCCATTATTGAGCATCAACAAGCCTATCGCCGCCAGCACCGCCAGCAATACAATCAGCCGCCACGCCCACACTTTACCGCGTGGCATCGGCTCGTGGACCTGTCGCACACCATCATAAAACCACTGTTTCATATTCGCTCCAATCGGACACCCCCTCTCCCCAAGGCGAGGGGGCAGGAGGTGAGGGTAAAATATTAAACGCTTGGTGATTGAGCGTCCGTTACCGGCTCATCCGGCGGGACCACTGGAACGCCCTTAAACGCGAGAACCACATCCTCAATACCGAACAATCCCATCAGGATCGTTGTTAGCATCAAGATTTGATCCGTGTGCTGTGCCAGCTTGGTTCCCACGTCAGGAACAAACACTTGCAACAGCCCGATTACCAGTATAATCAATGTGCCTAATGCACCTGCCTTAAACCGCTTGCTTTCCTGTAGACCTTGCATCATAGCCTCCTTTCACTTGGTATTACCCAATAAACGTAAAATTTCCGCAATCACAACCCCGATCGCTCCGCCCCCCGGAATCACCCAGGCTTTCCAGTTTTTTACCACTGACCATAAGTTATCATAAAATAACTGACGCCGTGCTTTTGCCGCTTTCGCCTGTGCCACATAATCAATAATCGCGGTGACGTTGTTTGTTAAATTATCCAGCGTCCGCGTATTGTTATTGACAGATGCCCGTGTCTCTCGTAGCTGATCCAATACCCCATTTTCCTTTGAAATCGTCAGGTTTAACGCCTTAAAATTCGCCACCATCATCGCACGTTCTGCATCCAGTTTTGCCAACGCCTTTTCTTGATCGTTATGTCCCGCTTTTAACTCGCGGATGTCATCGGCGTTACCGATTGCCACCGTCCGTATCTCTAGCCATTGATCGAGATTCTTATTCAACACTTTCAATTGAGCATCAATTTCCTTCATCTGGCTTTCCATGCCATCAACCGCCGCGTGAACGATCTGCTTGGTAGCATCATAGTTTGGATACTCTACCAGTGCCGATTTAATCGCCTCATCAACTTCATCTTGTTTGATGTAGCCGCTTGATTTCAAGGCGTCGTCGATGGACTTCTGCGTCGCACGCTGTGATTCATCCAATTTCTGCTGGATCGACCGTTCTAGATTCTCGCGGAACTGTTTGAGACTCTCAATCGTCACCTCTACCGGCGGAGCTTGTATTTCATTCTCCATATCTTGCGTCTGCTCGGACACGTCTATAATTCCTTAATGATTGCGTATGATTATCATACCATTATCCGCATAGCCTCATCTATATAACGAATTCCCCTCTATATAAAGTTCCTTATGTAGACAAAAACAAAACACCCCCGATTGTGACTACGGGGGCGTTTGCTCTCTTGGGGGCAAGAGAAGTAATTAGGGAAGTGGGAATGTTATGGATCACCTTAAGCATATGCGCCACCCTCATATATAACGAATCAAGACGGGATTTTGAACAATAGGACCGTGAGATAGACCTCATCACCACCATCACCGGTATTCACGCCCTGCCCATCGCCGATGTTCAATGTTGTCGCATAATGTTGAATCTGATACGCATCAGTCCCGTTTGCTGTGATGATATACGCCAGAAATGCCGGCGTTCCGGCGTTTGCGGTAATATTTGCCGTTGCGTTCTGCCCGTGTGCCACCTCCGATCCCTGTGTAACGTTATACAGCAACAGCTTATGATGTCCAATGTCCACACCCGGCGCATACGCCAACACCAGATAAGTTCCCGCTGTCGGAGTAAAGCGATTCCCTGCGACCGCGACAATACCGGCGGCGTCATCTTCTGTATTCAGCGTGGCATTATTCCATGTATTACTTGCGGTCCCGCCGTCTGTAGTGGTCAATTCCGTGTCGGTTACTACCGCCGCCGCTAGATCACTGACGGAACCTGACGCCGTATTAATCGCGTCCTCGATGGCTTTCATCGGCGTATTAGCGACCTGTACAGTAATCGCGCCATCAGTCGCTATGGCATCGTGATAGGTTGTACTCACATCGCCTCCTATGGAATCTGTACTAGTAAAACCTGTGCAAAATTCTCTTCTGTGCCGTCATCGACCGCTAGACCAAATCCGTTTGTTGCAATCGTCGTATCAACATAATGCTCTATCTGATATTCATCCGTGCCATTCGCCGTAATGAGTCCGACTAAAAACGCCGCTGTGCCGAATCCGCTTCCTGATCCTAATCCGCTGGTACTTTGCCCCTGAATCACAACCGTATCAGAATCGGTGTGATTCACCAATCGAATCTTATGTGTCAACGCCTCATAAGACGGAGCAAATGCAAATACTAGATAGGTTCCGGCTGTCGGAGTAAAGCGGTTTGCCGCAATCGTTACGATATTATCCGGGTCCTGTTCTGCGTTTAAATCACGTTGTACCCACGTTGCGCCGGTTGATCCGCCGCCGTCTACTGTCGTCGCCTTGCTGTCGTAGACCCGCGCCACGGAAGGGGTTGAACCTGATTGCACCAGCAAATTTCCAATGTTCTCATCCAATTGTGCCAGACGCGAATTAATTTCTCTCGCACTGACAAATCCTGTAGGCTGTAACATCGTAATTGCGCCGAATGACGCCGCACTGCCGCCGCTCGTGGGAGATACATTGATTAAGATGATCAATTCATAAATTTCCTCAATCGCCGGGACACTATTGTCGATACCTAGCCCGTAGCTTGCGACCGCCAATTCGGTGTAATGTTCGACCTGATACGCATCCGTCCCGTTCGCCGCGAACACTGCCAGCAAATAAGCGTTTGTCATACTGTTTTTAGCCGCTGGCGAAATAGCGACGCTACCATAAGCCGTCACATTTCCGGCTGTCACATTTTTTAATCGCGCTTTATGCAATCCCACTTTATAAGCCGGGCATATCGCAAATAAGATATACGTCCCTGCGTCCGGTGTGATCTGATTGCTATCCGTTGCATAAAACGCATTTCCGGTGTTCACAATCTGATTGAATGTGCGCACGCTCCAATCAGCCGCCAGACTCGCTCCTGCGCGGGTGCCATTTGTCTGTTGATTGCGGAAGACTGCCGCCTGTGTAAATCCGTTGGCGACTTTTGCCACTAATGCCGCGTCAAGATCACTCAGAGCACCGTTGAAAGCCGTGAGTGTATCCGCCGCGCCTAATCCACCTGTTAATGAGGTATGGTTTGCATTGCTTCCCATTTATGCCGCCTTTCCGCGTGTAATGATGTTCTGTACCATGATTTGAAACCTGATTTCGCCCTGCCCGCCGGTACAACTGGCGACGATCGGATGGGTTGTCTGGAATCCTCCGACTTTATTGCGCACTTCATCGGTGATGTTAATTTCGAGGTTGGTTAACCCCGCGCCAGATGTATCGAGGTTGCTCGCCACCGTCGTTCCGTTAACCGTAATCGACACATGATCCGGGTAATCCGTGTCTGTATAAACTCCATACTCTTGAGCACCATCTGCGCTAACAGTATAAATATCCCCCACTGATGAGGCGACGGCCAGAACAACCGTCGTCGATCCGACCGCGCCCGCATCCGCCGCCGCCGAAAAAATATTATTGCCTGCCAGATCAGCATTCGAGCTTATCCAGTTAAACATCTGATGCCTATGGGCCGCGCTTTTCGCCGTGCTCCCAAACGGTGTTGTTGTGATATACAACGTTACCTTATCAATATCAACCGTTTGATCGTCGATGATAAACTCGCTCGTGCCGGTGTTGCTGGCATCCATCGGCGACTGATACGGACCCCACACATACTTATTGAGCGTCGCTTGATAACCCACTTCCTGAACGTCGATCGCGTCCACCTGTCCCACAATGATTTGTTCTTCCCCCATCGCCACCCGGTCAATGTTCGATAAATCCAGAGCAACGCTTTCGCCGCTCATGCTCAAACTTTCGTCAACGCTCAAAATCCAGTAATCGCCGCTGATGTCCACCAGTGTATTTGGCACACCGTTTTGATTGACCACGCCGATATAATCCACAGCCACCTTATCCCCCACCGCAAAATTGACATCCGGCTTAAATACATGCACCGTCAATTGTTCCACCGGGTCCTTATGCCGTGCTAGCCATTCATTCGCCGCGATTGCCAGATCATCGCTCGCGTTAGCAACTTCAGTTGCACTGGCTCCCGTTGGCGCGATTTTTTTAAAGTTTACTCGTGCCTCAATTGTCCCGTAAGCCGTGATACTGGTGGAATCGGAATAATAATAGACCGTTCGCCCGTCGGGACCCGTTTCACTCTGCCGTGTATAGGTCGTGACCGCTGTTGATTGTTCCAGCGTCAGGAAGCTGTCTCCATCCCCTGCACCGCTTGGATAAATCTTGTTCACGATGTCCGCGCTGTTGTCGAGAACTTTCATTGATTCAATCGGGATTACCGTTGACGCCCGTTCCACTTCGGGATGATCGCCCTCAAATTTACGTAGCGTATAGCCATTGCTGTCACCGAATGCCCCGAATTCCAGCGTTTTAAACGTGCTGGTGAGGCGCATGTGATAGCCTTTTTGACTGGCTATCGCCTGTAATGCCTTTAATACACTCGCCCCGTCAAATCGTGTGCTGATATTCCCGCTCACACTATCATAACTCGCCGTCCATCCTGCCAGCGTCAGCAATGCCGATACCACCGTCTGCACCGTTTGATCCGCATAAGACCGCGCATAATTCGTTGATTTGTTAAGCAGTAGGCTCATAACATCTGAACCCGTTGCTTTCAACCGAAAACCCTGGGCATCTTCCACGAACTGCCGTTTCTCAACTACCATTGCACCTTTGAGAATTGGCGTCTTCGGTTCCTCCTGCCACCAGATTTCGACCACTGATTTGACCGTGAGTAGATCATGCGCCCGTGCCAGAAATTCTAGACCGATCACCGGCGAATCAATATCGATTGACCCGGGTCCATCAAACGCGCGCGTAATCCGTGCTGTCGCCAGCGGGATCACATTATTTGTTTTAGGCGCACTATACGCCGCGTTGTAAACCTCTGCCCACAGATAAATCACGTCTCAATAATCCCTTTTATGTAGATTGCTTTCTTGGTGGCTGAACTTCCAGCTTGATCCGTTTTTTGTTGCGTTTGGAATAAATCCCATCGGCACTGAATACCAGATCGCCCGGTTGTTCGTTCGATGCCCTCAATACGGGATATTGAAATAGCTCGAACGCCCTGTTTTTGTCGATGCGTTCGAGCATCACGACATCGCCTGTATCCGGCGTCTCTACAAGGCGCAATTCATCGCCTTGCGGCAGGTACAGCGCGCGGAGTTGCGTCCGTAGCCGGTCACTGAGCGTCTGATGTTGTTGCTCCAGTACCCGCAATTGTGCGCGAACGTCGTCTATATCCTGCATTAATTTTGCCAATCCTGCATATGGATCACTCGCCATGTCTTTATCGCTTTCTTGATAATGTCTTGTCTTAGCTCCATCGATGGAGCTGAACCATCAATACTTTCTTAACTTTCCCCCTCGCCCATTGGGAGAGGGGTTAGGGGTGAGGGCTATATCCACGTATCCCAGAAATCAATCGTGAATAGTGCATGTCCCGCAAACGTTCCGCTGATATACAGCGTCGTATCGCCTTCAGGAATTTCCAGCCATGCCCCGCTCCCGCGTGTCAATGCGCTTTCATCTGTGACCGTATACGTCCGTGCATCGATCTCGATCACATCCGTCGCCGCGAAATTTTTAGTGTATAGCAGGCTATCAACCACTTCACCATACTGGTTTTTACGTTCGATTAACGGATTGCTAAACGTATCGCTTCCGTTCCCTTCCCATCGAACCCATGCCGCCGCTGGTGCGTTGCCGCGATTCGTGACTGTCACCGTCGAACCATCCAGCACTGACGATTGATCGAGCTTGAGCGATGGAAGCATCAGCTCCGCGTCATCCCAGTTGAAGCCGTCGTTCCAGAACACCATTTCCGGCTTGTTGTACCATCTTGCATCGGGACACTGGAACGTCATCTGACACAATTGCTGTAAATGCGGCACACGATTTGCCACTTGCGGACTATTGAATGAGGATAAGCTCGCCCACGTCCACATCAATTCCCCGTTTTCGTGCAACTTGAATAACCGTTGCATCCCCCATGATGCCATGCGCCGTAATTGGCTCACATCATAGCCGATCTGCCCCATGCCCCCGAATTCACCCGTTTTCACCCACGTCACATAACGCACGTTCCCGACTTCGCTCGGACCGCGTCCGAGTCCATATGGCGAAATACCGCCGTCCTTGCCCGGAACATTCGTCGTCGTCTGTCGGATGTTGGCGAAATTATCGCTATATTCGGTTTGATTGCGTTGGATAAACGTCCGACTTTGAACGCTTCCCGTCCCGAATCTTACGAGGCTATCCATGTAACCTCCCTAGAAATGAGGTGTCTATATAAAAGCTCTTATTCAGAATCCGGTGAGGGTTAACCACGTGTCACCCCCTGCCGCACCATCTCACGCACCACCCGCCCGGCAAACGCCTGACCATTCTCCCCTGGCTGTTGGGTAACATAAATATTGACGCCACCCATCGCGCCGTTAGGCGTAATCGCTCCGCTTTGATCCGGCGTGAACAATTCCGGTCCACGTTCCCCTACCATATACGGCTGTCCTGCCACCACATCGCCTCCGTTCGCCTTGCCTGCGATCCGATCGCTGACATTGCTATACGATAACCGCGCCGCTATATCACCCACAATGCCCCCACCAAATTGACTCGCCACCGCTCCGAACGATGCCGCGTCCAATTGTTGTCGGTTGACTGCCCCACTCTTTAATTCATCCGCTAATTGCCCGCGCGCATAACTGACGCCCGTCGCCACCGTGTTATTAAAATTACTCACCGCCGCGATTACACCGGCTATCGCCGCGCCCACTGCCACAATCGGACCGATCGCCGCCATCATCGCCGTTCCCAGCGTTCCCGTTGTGACCGCCGCTGTACCTTCTGCCGCCGATGCGATTCCAAGAGCACCGGAAAATAAGCTCCACAATCCCGTCGCCACAC